CACCGGCAACTGCTCGGCAGCCACCAATACCGGCTACTGTTCGGCAGCCACCAACACCGGCAACTGCTCGGCAGCCACCAACACCGGCGACCGCTCGGCAGCCACCAATACCGGCTACTGTTCGGCAGCCACCAACACCGGCAACCGCTCGGCAGCCACCAACACCGGCAACTGCTCGGCAGCCACCAATACCGGCTACTGTTCGGCAGCCACCAACGCTGGCAAAGATGGCGTTGCATCGTCGCTGGGAATTAAAGGAAAAGCAAAAGGCTCACTTGGTTGCTGGCTTGTCCTTGCCGAGTGGAAAAAAGTAAATGATGAATGGCGTCGCACAGACGTTCAGTGCCGCCGCGTGGATGGAGAAACTATCAAAGCGAATACATTCTATCGCCTTGAAAACGGTGAATTTGTTGAGGTGACAGACGATGAATAAATTTGTAGCCCGTTTCAATCCATTTCCACCATCTGATGATAACCGCCCCATCTGCCCAATTTGCGGCGATGAATGTGAAACCCTGTACCGTCAGGGCAATGAGATTTTCGGCTGCGATAACTGCATTATAGAAGTCAATGCTTGGGAATGGCAGAACGAACAGGAGGAACCCAATGAATTTATTTGAACAGCTTTCCGCTGCTGCGGCAGCCGCAAAGGCACTTAAACAGCCCGATGCACGGTTTTTTGCATGCAACAACAACGGCATCGTTTCCGCCTACTACCCCAACGACCTGTACGCCATCGCATCCTTTACCGGCAGCCGCGTTTATGGCACGTCGAAGAAGCGTTACGTATCCCTTAATACCCCTTACGCAGGGCTGAAAATCGAGGTCCCCGTTGTCCGCCCTGTACCGCTGGAGCACACCTGCCCGGCAGAATGCTACCGCATCAACCTTACCACCCCCGACCCGGAAGGAGAAGCTATCTGATGTTTGGCGAGAAGGAATATGAGCGTTCGCTCAAATCACGACAAGAAATTCCAGTGACTCAGAGCTCCAAATATATTGCCAGCCGAGACAAAGCATTAAAGGCTCTCGAAGAACGAAAATATCTCAAGGAATCCGATTTTTGGATTCTTAAGAACGAAACTAACTACGGGAAGATGATGTACACGGGCTTGATAATAAGCCACAATGCTTGTCTGAAAATAAATGACAATCTTCCAGAAAAAGACAAGTTTAATCCGGATTGCGTTTCCGTTGACAAAACCGGATACGGAAACTCTCTTGTCTTTACTTATGTCAACAGGGAACAAGGCTTATACGAGGTCGGCGAGGCATCCGCTCAAAATTGCAAGAATGCGTACCCTTATGCAATGGCATACAAACGTTTGTTTGACCGTGTTGTTTTAAAAATCTGCAAACTTGCGTTTGACGGCATCTATTCCGACAGTGAAGCAGATGAATTTAAAGAGCGATATGAAGAAGAACCGCAGCCTGTCACAGCATCGCCAGAAGTTACCACACATGTCGTAAAGGACATGGCAACAACTGCGCTGGCAGGATATGCACAGCGAACTGGTAAGGACAAAAAGACAGTCCAAACAGAAGCAAAGACCTTTATTGGCAAGTTGTTTAAGGACTTCACCGATGATGATTGGCGCAGCGTTGCAAAGGAGTTTGAACACAGAAAATGAAGCAACAAATCTCCATCAAACAGGCCGTTGTTATCGGCAACACAATCACGCTGGAATGTTCCCCGGCTGATTGCGATAAAGTCCGCGCTGTCATCGACGAAAACAAGCCCCTTGCCGCCGTCATCGGCACGGCCACGCAAAAGCGCAGCCTGTCTGCCAACTCTTATGCTTGGACGCTCATGAATCAGCTTGCCGCCAAAATCAACCGCCCTGTACTGGACATCTACCGCGATTTTATACGCGACATCGGAGGCAGCTCTGCTATTATCACCATTTCAGCCCCCGCCGCTAAGGCGTTTAAGGTCGGCTGGGAAGCGAAAGGCGATGGCTGGCAGGTGCATAAGTTGGACGAAATGGCAACCCCGCAGGGCGCGTTCTACACCCTGCAATGCTGGTACGGTTCCAGCGTGTTTGATACATCCCAGATGCACCGCCTGATTGAGCTGATTGTGCAGGAATGCCAACAGCAGGGCATTCCCACCATGACCCCGGAAGAAATCGCAAAACTGAAAGGACTGACAGACGATGCGCCGACCGACACGCAATGAATACGGCGTTCAGCTTGACCGAAACGGTTATGCGCCATCTATTATGCCAATCGATGGGTTTAAATGTTACAAATGCCAGCAATGGAAACCGACCGAGCGCCATGAAATCTTTTTTGGAAGCGGGAGCAAATACAATGGCCGCCGCGATAAAAGCAAGCAATACGGGCTTTGGGTTCCTCTGTGTGCAGATTGCCATAGAAACGCGCCTGACGCTGTACATAACTGTGCCGTTACGCGGCTGTGGCTTGAACAAGATGGCCAACGCCATGCAATGGCCTACTATCACTGGACGGTGTCTGACTTTCGCCGCCGCTTTTACAAAAACTATCTCGATATTACGGAGGACTAATCTATGAAAGACCCATCTTGGGAAGAGGATGAGCTTACAAACCTAAAGAAGTATTATAGCTCGTGCACAAATGAAGAACTTGTCAAGATGTTCCCGAACCGCACTCTCCTTGGAATTTGCAAAAAAGCCAGAAAAATAGGCTTAAAACGTTCTGCACATTCCATTAGCGCCAATCGTTCTGCTGGTCAACGTAAAAGGGATTTTAACCACGCCCCGAGATATACAGCAAAAGGCTACAAGATTATTTATGCCCCGGATTTTCACCGTGCTGACAAAAATGGGATGGTACTCGAACACATTTATATCTTTGAAAAGGAAACCGGGGTTGAAATTCCAAAAGGCTATTGCATCCATCACATTAATGGCAAAAAGGACGATAACCGAATCGAGAATTTGTGTATGCTGTCTACGTCTGCGCACACAATTCTTCACAACTCTGGTAAAAAATTCTCTGACGAAAGAAAAAGTAAGATTTCAAAGGCTGCTAAAGAACGTTTGAAAACAAGGTTAAATCACCCGCGTTACAAAAGCGTTGATTTATCAGAGATTGACAATCTTATAAAATCTGGAGTTACCGTAACTGAGGCCTGCAAAATGGCCGGCATCGATAAAACCACATATTATCACAAAAAGAAGGTAGAAAGTTATGCTTAATGTTGTTGCTATCATCGGAAGACTCGCCGCATCGCCGGAACTCAAAGCCACGAGCAGCGGCAAGTCCGTCTGTTCCTTCCGCATCGCCAACGATTCCGGCTATAAGGATGCCAGCGGCCAGAGCCAGACCAACTGGCTGGACGTTACTGCCTGGGGCAAAACCGCAGAGTTTGTCTGCAAATACTTCCCCAAAGGTGCGCTGATCGCCATTGATGGCCGCTTACAGACCCGCCAGTATCAGGACAAGAACGGCCAGGACCGCACAGCGACCGAAATCGTGGCCCAGAACGTGAATTTCTGTGGAAGTAAGGAAAGTACCAGCCCCGCCCCACAGAACGCCGCACAGCGCCCCGCAGCCCCATCACAGCGCACGCATGGCGAACCCGATGCAGACTACGCCCCGATTGACGATGACGAGGACGACCTTCCCTTTTAATTTTTGAAAGAAAGACAGGTGATGCACCGTGACACAATGTGACAGAATCCTTCGCCACTTAGAGAGCGGCGGCAGCTTGACCGCTGCACAGGCCATGCAGGAGTACGGAATCTACCGCCTTGCTTCCCGCATCAATGATCTGAAAAAGCGCGGCGTACCCATCCAAAAGCGAACGGCAAGCAGCAAAAACCGCTACGGCGAAAAAGTCAGCTATGCCGAGTATTACATGGAGTGTTGAAAAATGGCAAATGAGGGCTTCATCAAGCTGTACAGAAAAATGCTCGAATGGGGCTGGTATGATGACGGCCCAACAAAGGACGTGTTTATTCACCTGCTGCTGATTGCCAGCTATGAGGATAAAGCGTATCGCGGCATTGCTTTGGAGCGCGGTCAGGTCGTTGCGACTGTCTCAGAAATCAGCAAGCAGACCGGTTTATCACGCCAACAAATCCGCACTGCAATTTCTAAGCTAATTTCAACCAGTGAAGTAACCACATCAAAAGAGGGCAAATATACCGTATTTACGGTAAAAAACTACTCTGATTACCAAGTGGCCAACCAGAACAGCAACCAACAAGCAACCAACGAGCAACCACTTAGCAACCACTTCTCTAATACTAAGAAGGTAAGAAGTAAAGAATATACCCCCTATAATCCCCCACAGGGGGACGAGGGTGTGTCCGTTCCAAAGCGGTTTGTCCCCCCTACGCCGGAAGAAGTCAATACCTATTGCCGGGAACGAAACAACGGCATTGATGGCAGCGAGTTTTGCGACTTCTACACAAGCAAGGGCTGGAAGGTAGGCAAGAACCCAATGAAAAACTGGAAAGCAGCAGTACGCACCTGGGAGCGTTCCCGTAAGCAAAGCGCACCGCAGCCCAAAACAGAATCGGGGTGGTATTGATGATAGCAACACAAGCAACACCAGAACAATGCATTGTCGGCATCATGGCACTGGATTCTAAAACCATCCTGTACTGCATCGACCACTTGAGTGAGGATGATTTTGCCGACGGCGCTTGCAAGGCTGCCTTTGCTGAAATCCGCGACCTGTACACATCGCGCGGCTACTACAGCGAAGACGATGTTATTCTCTTGCGCAGCAAGGATACCGTGATGTACTGCGCAGAGATCATGCCGCCTATATCCGGCTACCGTAAATTCGTCAAAGCCGTCAAGGATAACGCCATACGCCGCAAAGCGGCGCTTCTGGGGCTTTCTTTGGCAGAGGACGGGAAAAGTATCGACCAGCTGCGCGAAACGTTTACAGAGCTTGCCAGCGTCCTTACAGATGATTCGGTGGATAACCGCTGCATGAGCATATCGGAAACGGCAGGACGTTGGCTAATGGACCAAAACGACAAGACAGACCGCAGCTTCAAAACTATGTTGGGACCGTTGGATAGAAAATGCTCTATCTTGCCCGGCCAGATGGTTGTTGTGGGCGGCAGGCCGTCTGCCGGTAAAACGGCACTGGGCTTGCAGATGGCCTTGCAATTTGCCAAAGCCGGCAAAAATGTCTGCTTTTTCAGCTACGAAACCGATCAGGTAGGCTTGTTCGATAAGCTGATGGCCTGCTGGGCGCTTATCCCGATGGATGAGATCGTATTCAAGCGCCGGCCAGCGCAGGATGCGCAGTACGCCAAAGCATGTGCAGCTGTCAGTCAGCTTCCGCTATGGCTTATAAACGCAGGCGGACAAAGCGTGGCATGGATTTCGGCAACAGCCGCCGCCAAACATGCCGATGTGGTGATTGTGGATTATTTGCAGCTGATTCCTTGCAAGGGCGTTAGCCGATACGAGACCGTCACAAACATCTCAATGCAGCTGCATACGATGGCGCAGACTACCGGGCGGCTTGTGGTTGCACTTGCACAGCTGAATCGCGGCGGAGATGAAAAACCATCCATGCACGATTTGAAGGAATCCGGCCAGATTGAGCAGGATGCCGATGCTGTTATCCTGCTTGGCAAGAAAGACAACTGTGATGAAAGCGGGCAGGTCATCGGCACAAAATACTGCTTCATCCTCGCAAAAAACAAGCGCGGAGAATGCGCAGAACTGCCCATCACATTTGACGGAACCTATCAACGGTTCAAAGAGGTTGCAGACTATGAGTGAGAAAGGATTTTTATTTAATTTTGCCTGCGTTGAGCTTTCACATGCGAAGAAAATGCGGGATGAAGCCAAAGAAAAGCTGCACGATGCAGATATGCTGGTAGAAGCCGCGAAAAAGCACCTGAAAGAGGCGCTTTGTGCCGATGAAACGCATTGAAATCATCACTTACTCCCGCTCTACCGGTGACATCCGCCACTCTCACAAGACCTACACCACCGCTGGCGCTGCCGAAAAGGAACTGAAAAAGGCGGGCTTTACCCAAAATCTCCGCCTGCCGGACATCTGGTACAGCGAGAAGTACTACGCGAAAGTAAAGGAGATTGTACCGTGATACAAAAATACATAATCTCCCTGCCCCCTATTACCAAGAAGAATTCACAGCAGATACTTACCAACCACCGCACCGGCAAGCCGTTCATCTCCCCCAGCAGGCAGTACAAGAAGTACGAACAGGCCGCCATGTGGTATCTCACCCCAAAGCCGAAAGCCCCGCTGGCGGGACGCTATCGCGTCGCCACGGTGTTCTACATGCCAACCCGCCGCCGCGTAGATCTGACGAACTTGCTCGAAGCCTGCCATGACACGCTTGTATCCGCCAAAATCCTTGCAGACGACAATAACACCATCATTGCCAGCGTGGACGGCTCCCGCGTGATGTACGACAAAGAAAACCCACGCACAGAAATTTTCATTGAAGAATTGGAGGCTGAAGCAGATGCCCATCTGCGAACTTTACCATGATAATTTTCAAAACTACAAGTGCTACGGCATTCCACACGCCCAGCTTGTAATTGCTGATATTCCCTATAACATCGGGGCCGATGCCTACGCCAGCAATCCGGTGTGGTACAAAGGCGGTGACAACAAAAACGGCGAGAGCAAACTTGCCAAAAAGAACTTTTTCAACACCGATGGTCGTTTCAAAATTGCAGAGTATATGCACTTTTGCTCTAAACTGCTTGTCAAAGAGCCGAAGGAACGCGGCAAGGCCCCGGCCATGATTGTGTTCTGCGCGTTTGAGCAAATGCAGGAAATCGCTGAATGGGGCAAGCAGTACGGATTTAAGAAATCCTATCCGCTATTTTTTATCAAAAACTACTCAGCTCAGGTGCTTAAAGCCAATATGCGCATCGTCGGCGCGACTGAGTTTGCCGTCGTGCTTTACCGCGACAAGCTCCCAAAATTCAACGGCGGCGGCCACATGGTTTATAACTGGTTCGAGTGGCGGCGAGATTCCGGCAAGGAATACCCCAAAATTCATCCCACCCAAAAGCCGGTAAACCTGCTGAAACGCTTGATTGAAATTTTCACAGACCCCGGCGATGTTGTGATTGACCCCTGCGCCGGTTCCGGCTCTACGCTCCGCGCCGCCTATGAATGCGGGCGCGACAGCTACGGATTTGAAGTAGACAGAAAGTTTTATTTTATTGCAAAAGAAAAAATGCTCGACTTTTCGCAAGAGCAAATCACATTGGAGAAAATCGCAACATGAACAGCCCCTGTAAAGACTGCCAAGACCGCCATGCGCACTGCCACAGCGCTTGCAATCGCTACGGTGAGTATGCGGCCATGTTTGAGAAAATCCGCGCACAGCGGCTTGCAGATGCCGCAGCGGACGCGGCAGATGCAGAGCGCGGAATTAAGATCCGCCGCGATGTCAGAAAATACGGATTATACAAAACAGGAAAGAGTTGAAAGACGTGAAAGCAAGACTACACCCTACCCCGGCATTGCAGAAAGCCGTTGACGAATATGCTGAAGAAAAAATCAAAGACATTCAATCCCGCGCCTATGAAGCGGTAATGAAAGAGCGCAATGACATTGCCACAAGGGCAACATATCTTTGCTTGCTGGCCTGTTATCAGGCAGGTTTATCCCGCAGGACGTTGGTTAAAATCCAGAATTACATGACCGGTCCGGTGGCCGACAAATACAATGAGTACCGCAACGACCAGCTTGCAGACCTTTGGGCACAGGTAACACTACAGGGCATCGGCATGGATGCCAAAAAGACGGAGGAGCCGCTATGACAGTCTCTAAATTCTGCAAGAAATGCGGCAAGATGATGTGGGACGTGCAGCCCTGCAAGCGGTTCTGCGATACTTGCATAAAAGAAAAAGCGAGGCAAAAGGCAAAGCTGAACTACGAAAAGAAGAAAGCGCAGCAGCAAGGCGTTATTTCCGCCATGCAGGCAAAGAAGCCGGATAAAAAGGCAGTACTGAAACCCCGCATCAAATCCATTGAACAATGAGTAAGAGAAGCCGCCGCGCTGGACATCAGCTACGGCGAGTACGTCCAGCGCGGCTTAGATAAGGAGGATGCCAGATGAAACCGCAAGATTTTGTGAAAGAGTATAGCAGACTGTGTGACGCATACAGACTACCGCAGAAATCCGCGTGTAGAACAGATTGCCCGTTTATTAACATGAGATGCGCCTTTCCCGAAAATGTAAACATAAACCACCCAGAAAGATTTGAAAAAACGTACAACATCGTTGAAAAGTGGAGCGACACCCATCCCGTCAAGACCCGCCAGAGTGAGTTTTTGAAGATGTTCCCGAATGCAGTAATAGATGAAGATGATGGAATTTTGTGTATTCGCCCTTGCGACATTGATGAAAGCATTGGATGCACAAATGGAAAAGGCTGCGACGACTGCTACCGCAAATACTGGCTCGCGGAGGTAACCGACAATGACTGATATTACAACCTTACGCCCCGGCGAACACTTTATGTTCAAGAATTTTGAGTGGGTCTGCCTTGACCCAAACCACCCTGACGGCGGCGTGCTGGCTATTATGGCAAAACCGTGGGCAGAAGATGTAAAATTCTGCCCAAGTGATAAATTTGCCGATGAAAAAGGCAACTGGAATAACTACCGCACAAGTAATGTGCGTGGAATTCTATCTGATATGGCGAACGCTGTTTTCGAGAGAAAAAGTCTGCTGTTACACACAGTTGACCTTGTTTCAGACAACGGAGACCGCTCCTATGGTGCTGTGGCAGACCCCGTTTTCATCATCACCTGCGATGAGTACCGCAAGTACCGTGACTACATCCCGCACTACGGCAATTGGATTTGGACTGCCACACCGTTGTATTGCGGCGACAAGGCTTTCGCCACGGGCATCGCGGACTACGTTTGCTGTGTGTACACGAAGGGTCATCTGAACATCAACGCTGCGGACCTCGGTCTTGCTGTCGCCCCGGCTTGTATTCTCGATCCGAAATCGCTCAATCTGCGCCAGAACATGGCATATGTAGAAGAGGTAGCAGAATGAGCACCATTTTAAGACATAAATATGTCACGACCAGAAAACCGCACATTTGTTTTGGCTGTGGTAGAAACATTTTGTCACCTGCAAGAATGGCATCGATGGCCTACGCAGACGGCGGAACTGCTGAGTCTTATTATTTGTGCAAGACTTGCGACGCAATCACTTCACGCATGGATAGCTATGACGAATACGGCTTTGGAGAATTACGCGAAGAAGCGTTAAAAATGGAAAGGGAGTCATACCAATGCGGCTGATTGATGCAGATGAATTAAAGAAACGCACCGTGAAGGTGGGTTTTCCCGACGCGCCGGAATGCGGCGAGTTTGATGCGGTTGTAGTTTACGAAATTGATATCATGCCAACCATCGACCCCGAATCCCTGCGATCTACGGCGCATGAGGTATCAGAATGACACAACTACAAGAAGCAATCCGCGATAAAATCACGAAATACAGCGATGCCTGCGGCATGTGTACGGACATAACAAAAGAGTGCGATGCGTGTGACGTTGAAGGTATACTTGAAGACCTGAATGAGTTGCAGAAATTGGCAGACAACCCGGACGCGATACGGCCTACAGCGCATTGGATAAAACGAGGATATGTTTGCGGAGAAAACGAATACGAGTGTTCCGCTTGTCACGAGACAGAGTGGAGAACAAGCGCAAGCCGTATGAAGTATTGTATGTTCTGCGGTGCAAGGATGGTGAACACAGATGAAAAACATTGTACTTGATGGAGATAGGATTGCTGAAGCTATCCAAAAGGCAAAAGATAAAATGATAAATCAATAAATACGAGAAAATCATTTACGACATGCAGGGCAAGGCGCACCGTGACATGTACACGGCAAATCACAAGATAGCAAGCAAGTTCTTTGGCTTTGTCGTAGACCAAGAAGTTTCGTATTTGCTGGGCAACGGCGTTTCATTTCAGGAGCCGGAGACAAAAAAGGCGCTGGGTGCGACGTTTGATGAAGATATTATGAACGCTGCCCGCCATGCTTTGATTGACGGGCAGTCTTTCGTGTTCTGGAATCTCGACCATGTGCAGGTGTTCGCAGCAGAGGAATTTGTTCCACTGTACGACGAGGAAGATGGCTCCATTAAAGCCGGAATCCGTTTCTGGCAGGTGGCAGATAATAAGCCACTGCGCGCCACGCTGTACGAGCTTGACGGTTACACAGAATATCTCAAGCCTAAAAGCGATGATATGGCGATTCTCAAGCCTAAACGCGCCTACAAGTTGAAGTTGCGCACCAGCGAGGCAGACGGCACAGAAATTTATGACGGTGAGAATTATCCCGGATTTCCCATTATCCCGCTGAAAAACGGCGAGCAGGCCCACAGCGAGTTACAGGGGCGCCAGAATACCATTGACGCGCTCGACCTTGCAAGCTCCAACATGGTAAACAACGTTGACGAAGGCAACCTGATTTTCTGGGTTCTGACCAACTGCGGAGGCATGGACGAGCAGGACGATACAAAGTTCATTGAGCGTCTGAAAACTACCCATGTCGCCCACGCTGACGGTGACGAGGGCGCAAAGGCCACGCCACAGAGCATCGAAGCGCCGTTCCAAGGCACGCAGGCGACTATTGATATGCTCACCAAAAAGTTATACGAGGACTTTCAGGCGTTTGATTCTGCGGCTGTTAGCGCTGGCAACCAAACTGCAACAGCTATCAAGGCCAGTTATGTGCCACTCGACCTGAAAACGGACAAGTTTGAAAGCTGCGTAACGCGCTGCATCAAGGGCATTTTGGCGGTTGCCGGTCTTGATGACAATCCGACATACACGCGCAACCAAATCATCAACAAGCAGGAAGAGGCGCAGACGGTCTTGCTCGGAGCGGAATATTACGACGACGAGTACATAACGCGCAAGCTATTGACCATTCTCGGAGACGCAGACCAGTACGAGGAGCTGATGAAGCGGAAGGCGGCAGAGGAGCTAGACCGTACAATTACTAACCAGCCGCCTAACGAGCCACAGAACCAGCCGGGAGAAGGAATGAACGGCAATGGCGAAACCTGATTATGCCCACAAACTGACAGATGCGCAGCTTGCCAAGCTGGAACAGCGCATCGAAAAGCTGTACAAAGAAGCTGCTGACGAATTGACCGACACGGTGAAAGCCTATTTTGAGCAGTTCGAAAAGCGCGATACAGCCATGAAAGAAAAGCTCGATGCAGGCAAAATCACCGATCAGCAGTACAAGCAATGGCGGCTTGCGCAGATGGGCCGAGGCAAGCGTTTTACGGCGCTGCGGGACAAGGTGGCAGAAAGATACACCAACGCCAACGAAACGGCTGTGGCATACGTCAACGACGCCACGCCGGGCATTTACAGCCTGAACCGCAATTATGCAGCTTACAAAATCGAGCAGGTTTCCGACAAAGCAGATTTTACGCTGTGGGATGAGCAGACCGTGAAACGTCTGATTGTGGAACAGCCTGACTTGATGCCGTACTACCCGCCAAAGCGGGCATTGCAGCGCGGTATTGATTTGAAGTACGGCAAGCAGCAGATTACAGCCAGCGTGACAAGCTCCATCCTGCAAGGCAAGGGAATTGGCAAGATTGCAGATGACCTGCAAAGCCGTATGCGGGATATGAGCCGCGCAAGCGCTATCAGAACGGCTAGAACGGCGGTCACAGCAGCAGAGAACGCGGGACGGCTAGATACTTACCGTTCCGCGCAGGATATGGGCATAAAGCTGAAAAAACAATGGGTGGCAACGTTAGACAACCGCACGCGGCATGCGCACGCGGTGGCAGACGGGCAAACGGTAGATGTGGAAAAGCCGTTTATTATTGATGGTTATAAGCTCATGAAGCCTGGCGATGAATCTGCGCCGGGATACCTAGTGTATAATTGCCGCTGCACAACAATAGCGGATTTGCCAGATGTGCCAAAATCGCGGCATGAGTTGCGGAGAGCGATAGACCCAGAAACAGGGAGAAGCGTACTTGTCCCATATATGAATTACACGCAATGGGATAGCTGGAAAGAAGCAGAAAACAGATATGCGTGGGAAACATATATGAAAAAAGGGCGTAATTTTTCATCAGACAAAAGACAATTTGCGGAATACCGCAAAGTTTTAGGCGATAAAGTGCCAGATTCAGTTTACAAGTTCCAAGATTTAAAGTATAATGATATTGAAATTTGGCACGCATTAAAGACCTTAAAAATGCAAACAATGTTTGTAGAAAAAGCGCAATGCGAAACGACGGAAAGAAAATTCACAGAATATCTTTTGAAGCCCGGCGCAAAACATGCGCAAGAATTTTTCGACGTTGGTTACACCGCGGAAAGTTCAATTCAGCTACGTTACGACATTGCAAAGCAATACGATGAGAGCAAAGTTCAAAATGTAATAGAGCTGGAAGATGGGAGCAAAAAGTATTCGATTCCCATGAAGTTGGGGATAACGGAGAAAAAGCAATTCTTGACTTGCTGGATAAAAGAACCCGGCAACGGAAAACCGAGAATTACGACAGCCTATAGAAAGGATGCAGACAAGTGATACGCGAATTTGATAAAGTAAAAATAACTGCATCTGGTAAAATTGGTGTGGTGGTAGATATACGGGGCACGGACGTTTTGCGTTACCTTATCGAACTTGACGAAAACAATCAAATTATTGATTGCAAGGAAAACGAAATCGAAAAGTTAAAATGAAAATCACATTTGAAGACCACAGCGCCGAGGTGTTGGAAGCGCTTGATGCTGCTGTTGGAAGAGCACTCGAAAAATGCGGCCTTGTAGCAGAGGGATACGCTAAAAAGCTATGCCCTGTTGATACAGGAAACCTACGCAACAGCATTACACACACTGTGACAGACAACGGCGAACGCGCCGCCTACGTTGGCACAAACAGTAAATACGGCGTGTATGTTGAGTGCGGTACTGGCATTTACTATCCGGGCGGAAGACAAACGCCGTGGTTATATCAAGATGCTAAAGGCAATGTACATTTGACGCACGGCCAACGGGCAAAGCCTTTTATCAAGCCTGCCGTTGCCGAGCACGGCGAACAGTACAAAAGAATCATCGAAGCAGAGCTGAAAGGCAAATAAGCCTCTCGGCTCTTTTTATTAGCATCTACCGCGTTTGCGGCAGGTGCTATTTTTATACGCAAAAACAGCGAAGCACTGCTGTTTTGAATAAATAAAACTCAAATGGCGAAGAACCGCCACCGAAGAAAAGGAGAGAACCCCCATGGCAAAATTTACACGCGCTGAAATCCGTAAAATTATTGGCGAAAGCTGCACTGACGAAATTGAAAATCAGCTGGTGGCGCTCCATCTGGGCGTTGTTGACCCGCTGAAGGACGACGTCACGCGGTATAAAGCCGATGCAGAAAAGCTGCCGGGCGTTCAGAAGGAGTTGGACGACCTGAAAGCGCAGGGCGACGGCGGCTACAAGGCTAAGTATGAAGCAGAGCACAAGGCTTTTGGGGACTACAAGGCCAACGTAGACGCTGAAAAAACGACGGCTGCCAAAGAAAAGGCGCTGTCAGACGTCTTGCTGAAAATCGGCATTTCTGAAAAACGGATTTCCTCTGTCGCACGGCTGGCAAAGGGAGACGGGCTGCTGGACAAGCTGGAACTGGACGATAAGGGCGCTATCAAAGACGCTGCTGCGCTTGAAAAGAGCCTCAAGACCGATTATGGCGAGTACATCACCAAGAGCAGCACCAAAGGCGCAGAAACGTCTACTCCCCCTGCAAACAACGGAGGGAAAGCCCTGACGCGGGAGGACATTTACAAGACGGACGACAAGGGCCGCTATGTACTGTCCACCGCAGAGCGTCAGGCTGCGCTTGTAAACCTCATGCAAAACGAATCTGACGATTAACAGAAAGGAGCCAAAATATGGCTGCAAAAACTAACCTGACTACCGCCGCCCAGATTACTGTCAACGCCCGCGAGGTTGACTTTGTCACCCGCTTTGGCAAGAACTGGGACGCGCTGCGCACCATCATGGGCATTATGCGCCCTATCCGCAAGGCCCCCGGTACGAAGCTGGTATCCTATGAGGCCGCTGTTGACGGCACTCTGGCTGGCGGTACGTCCGTTGCCGAAGGCGATGAGATTCCGCTGACCAAGATGAAGGTCGAGCCCAAAACCTATGGCGACATTGAGATTGCCAAGTATGCTAAAAGCGTATCCGTTGAAGCAGTCGCCAAGTACGGCGCAGACGTTGCCGTTGAAAAGACAGACGAGGCGTTCCTTGTCGCCCTGCAGAACAATGTTCTGGGCGACTTCTACACCTTCCTGAACACTGGATCTCTGGCTGTAGCTGCTACCACTTGGCAGCAGGGCCTTGCTCTGGCAAAGGGCAACGTGCTGGACAAGTTCGCCAGCATGGATCGTGATGTTACCGAGGTTGTCGGCTTTGCCAACATTCTGGACTTCTACGGCTATCTGGGCGACAAGGAAATCACCACGCAGACCGCCTTCGGCCTGACCTATGTTCAGAATTTCATGGGCTATTCCACTCTGTTCCTGCTGCCCGCAAAGTACATCGCAAAGAACAAGGTTATCGCCGTGCCTGTTGAGAATATCGACCTGTATTACATCGACCCCGCCGACAGCGATTTCGCCAAGCTGGGCCTGAACTATACCGTCGAGGGCGAAACCAACCTGATTGGCGTTCATGTTGACGGCGACTACAGCCGCGCAACTGGCGATATGTACGCTCTTATGGGCATGAAGCTGTGGGCAGAATACCTGGACGGTATCGCCGTTGCCACCATTACGCCCGCAGAAACCCGGAGCGCAAAAACTGTCAAGGCAGTGCAGTAAAAAGGGGGCAGCGTAATGCTTGAAGAATTGATGCGAGAGTGCCGGAACTGGTTTAAGGTCCCGGATGGCGCGTACAGCGGCACATTTACCATCAAGGACGGCAGCATTGCGCTGCCTTTTTTGGCTGTGGGGCAATATTTCCGCATTATCGGGAGCGTGTTCAACGATGGTGTGTACCAGTACGGTGCTGACAGCTTGACCGACGAAACGTTCAACGGTGTCGTGTGGGCGCTGTCTGTGCCCGCTGCCTTTGTTTCTCTGGCTGATGACGTGGAAGCATGGCGCAACAAGTATGAGAACGCTGCAAACAGCCCGTTTCAAAGCGAAAGTTTTGCAGGGTATAGTTACACCAAATCGAGCGCAAGCGGCAATTCTGGCGGCTCTGTGACGGGTTGGCAGAGTGTGTTTGCGGCACGGCTGAATAAATGGAGGAAGATATGAGCTTGCTTGATGATTTTTCGCACAGCTGCATCATTATGGACAAACGGACAAAGCCTGACGGAGAGGGTGGCTATGCTACCGAGTGGAGCGAGGGCGCAGAGTTTGCGAATTACGTTGCATTGGACAGCAGTCTTGAAGCACGGCAGGCCGAAGCGCAGGGTGTGACTAGCGTGTATACCGGCATTGTGCGGAAAGATGTGCCCATCGAGTACGGAAGCGTGTATAAGGACGTGACGACCGGTGCGTATTTCCGGGTGACGAGCCGCCCAGAAGAAAAGCAAGCCCCGGCAAGCGCTTCCCCAATGCTGAACGGCCTAAAAAGTTTTACGGCTGAACGATTATGGGGTGGATTGCCGACATGACAAAGGGCGCTGCATTACAGCAGTTTTTCGGGCAATTTATGACCGCTTACGCCACAAACGCCGTGCCGGATGATGTGACGCTTCCCTACCTGACCTATGATGCCGTGTTTGACGCATGGGGCGGCGGGGCGGTATCGCTGACGGTCAACATGTGGTTCCATACCACGAGCGAAGCGGTGCCCAATGCAAAGGCGCTTGAGCTTTCGGAGGCGCTGGGCATTGGCGGCGTGACGCTGCCGGTAGATGACGGCTTGATTTGGTTAAAACGCGGCTCCCCTTTCTGCCAGGCGCTGGCAGATGACACAGACAAAAACCTAAAACGGCGGTACATCAACGTTACCGCCGAATTTTTATGCCTAAATTGAGGTGAAAGCATGAAATTTACTCGTATTCCTGAATCTGCGTTTAAGGAACTTGTCTTGAACGCGGGCTATCTTGCAACTACGTTTGACCCGGCTGCCGGTACTGCGCCGGAAGAAAGTGCGCTGCTGGGCGCCACGACCGGCGGCATTAACTTTACGGCTGTGCCGAGCTTTACCGACTTCGGCGAGGACATCGACAACTGCCCAAAGAACATGAAAGAGCTGAAGCAGATTGAATCTTGGGAAGTCAAGTGCAGCGGCACTTATGTTTCGGCATCGGCAGAGAATGCCAAGAGCATGCTTGGCGCTGCGGATATTACGACCACTTCCAAGGTTTCCAAAATCACGCCGCGCAACGACCTGAAAGACAGCGACTTTACCGATTTGTGGCTGCTGTGCGATTATTCCGACAAGCACGGCACTACGAATGGCGGTTTCTGTGCTATCCACATGCTGAATACGCTGTCCACCGGCGGTTTCAGCTTGCAGACCGGCGACAAGGAAAAAGGCCAGATGAGCTTTGAATACACGGCGCACTACTCCATTACCGCGCAGGACACTGTGCCGTGCGAGGTGTATATCAAAGCAGGAGAGGATGAAGCCTAATGCGGATTTTTTCTGAACTTAGCACCGATGAAGCGCTGGAAGTCGTTTTGCAAATCGCGCAGCCCATCACAAACCTGATTGATGATGAAGCACTTGTGAAAGAGATGCAGAAAGCAATGCCGAAGGGCGAAACGACCCGCATTGCAATGCAGCGTTTCGGCCTTGCGAAAATCGTTAAGCTGCTGAACATTGCGTTGAAGCAGCACCGCGAGGATGTATACGCAATCCTTGCACCGTTCAACGGCCTGACGGTGGAAGAAATCGGCAAACAGAATTTCCTTATCACCTGCAAGCAAGCTGCCGACCTGCTGAACGATAAGGGTTTTGTCGATTTTTTCAAATCGTATCTCGCTGGCGGACAGAACAAGTAATCCCTGTACTGCTGAAAATGCCGAAACTGAGCGCAAAGGCGCTTGTGTCGGCGCTGCCTTACGCTTTAAAAGCTGATTTTGAAGAGCAGCTGTACAAGGTGTACATGACAGACAGTGCGTGGAGCCTTGTGGTAGCTGTTACAGGCGTAAAGGACAGGCCAGCGAGATATATTGACATTATCCACCCGCCCAAAGTGGATACGCGGACACCAGAACAGGTGCAGGCGGATTTCAAAGACTTTGCGGCGCGGCATGGGTTGAAAGAAGCAGAGAAAAAAGCCGCCCAAACAGAGGGCGGCTAAACTTAGAAACAATTTTTGATAATGGCTTTATAGGTTGGCTCGTCAACTTCCAACAGGAAGCGCTTGCCGCTGTAACGCCATTGCGGGTCATCTATAAGCTGTATAACAACCTGATAAACGCCTTTTTGCTTGGCAGTCATTGCACCGGCAACCATGCCAGCACCACCAAACAAAGCACCGCCGACCATGCCGCGCATAACGCCGGAAGCCATAGATGTTTTGTGAGTTTCATCTACCACAGAGTAACCGGCAACAGTACGGCTGTTTAGTTCAAGTGCTGATAGCCCACCAACGTCCATAGAGACTTTGCCAAATGAAACAGACACTTTTTTGCCCATAAAATCACCGGCGATTACCGCATTCTTTGCTTTTGCCATAAAAAACACCTCCTATTGCTTAGAATACAGCAAATAAAGCAAAAATTCAAGAAGGGAGTGATAGATTGGACGTTTTTAACTTATATGCAAAATTAAGTCTGAACACAGACGAATATGAAAAAGGCGTCGAGAAGGCAAAAGGCGGCGCGTCGTCTTTGATGGACGTGTTTAGCGGTACGCTGCTTGGAAATGTTGTCTCAGACGGCTTGCGGACCGTAGCCAACGGCATTACGGAAATCGGGAAAACCGCTGCAAACATGGCCGTGTCAATTGGCAAGGCATCGTTAGATAGCTATGCGGACTACGAGCAGCTTGTAGGCGGCGTGGAAACGCTGTACAAAGATAGCGCGGGAATCATAGAGAACTACGCAAAAGACGCATACAAGAATGTGGGTCTTTCAGCAAATGATTACATGGAAACATCAACATCGTTTGCTGCTTCTCTGGTTTCAAGTTTGGGCGGTGACACAGAAAAAGCCGCCGAAATGGCAAATACTGCGATTTCGGATATGTCCGATAATGCGAACAAGATGGGTACGAATATTTCGTCCATCCAAGACGCATACAACGGCTTTGCGAAGCAGAACTACACAATGCTTGACAACCTAAAACTGGGCTACGGCGGTACGCAGGCTGAGATGAAGCGGCTTATCAAAGAAGCTGCTGCCATGAAAGACACGCAGAAAGAGCTTGGCGTAACGGTCGATTCAACCAGTATGTCCTATGCGAACATTGTACAAGCGATTCATGTCGTGCAGGCCAACATGGGCATCATGGGAACGACCAGCAAGGAAGCTGCAACTACAATTCAAGGCAGTACAGCGTCGATGAAGAGCGCTTGGGAAAATCTTTTGACTGGAATTGCAGACCCGGAGCAAGACTTTCAAGCCTTGGTGGACAACCTTGTTGACAGCGTTATTACTGCCGGAAACAACATTATACCGCGCATCAAAGAAATTGTGCCTACTTTGATTGATGGCTTGAGCGAACTGGTCACACAGCTTGCGCCTTATGTGAGCGGCGTGATTATGGAGCTTGAACCGACTATTGAAGAGGGCTTGCAGGCTCTTTTCGGCGGATTAAGCAGTGTAGCAAGTGAATTGCAGCCCATTGTTGCCGATGTGTTTTCTTTTTTTGGCGATGCAATTATTTCCGGGCTGACAAGCGCGATTGAAAACTCTGACTTTTCGCTCTTGCTTGACATTTTTGATAATGTTAAAACAGCAGCTGAAGAAGTCGTGCCTGTAATTGAAGAAATCGCACCAGCACTTGTGACGGTTGGTGCAGCTGTAAAAGGCTGGCAAATCGGGACGAAAATCCAAAAGATGGTGACGGCTTTTGACGAAGCTAAGGTTGCTGTTTCTTTGTTCAGCATGGGACTTTCTGACGCGGAAATTGCACAGGGTGCGCTCAATGGCACATTAAAGGCATCCGAAGTTTTTGCCGGATTGCTTACAGGGAAGATTTCTCTTATGACGTTGGCACAGGCGGCAGCGGCAAAGGCGCAAGCTGCTTTTAATGCGGTTTTGGCAGCAAACCCAATTACACTGGTTGTGGTTGCAATTGGCGCACTGGTTGGCATTTTGGCTGTGCTGTATGCGAAGAACGAAGATTTCAGAAATTCTGTAAATGGCGTTATTGAAAACATCTGGGCAAAAATCGAAGAACTTGTAGCATGGGTGCAGCCTTATGTTGAAGCGGCTATGCAGGTTATTGGGCAAGTCGTTACGCAGGCCATTACAGATTTGACACCAGTTATACAGAGCATCGGTGAAGCGTTCAGCGCTGCATGGAGCCTTGTACAGACTGTATGGGCATGGGCAAGCGCATTCTTTCAGGCTATCTTCCAGGCAATTGTTGTTATCTTTGCGCCGTTTGCACCGATTATCAGCGGATTCTTCCAGGGCGCGTGGATCATTATTCAAAGCATCTGGAATGTTGCGGTAAGCTTTTTCCAGACTGTGTTTAATTTGATTACCGGCGTGTTCTCTACGATTGACGCTGTGTTGTCTGGTGACTTTCAGAGCGCATGGGAGTCGATTCAAGGCATCTTTGAAGGTGCGTTTGACTTTTTCTCTACGGTCGGTCAAAACGTTGTAGAGGGCATCAAGGGTGGCATTGCGGCTGTTTGGGGTGGTCTTGTCAGCTTCGTGCAGGGCTTGTGGGATGGCATCAAGAGCATTTTTGTCATCAATGCAAGTGATGTAAAAAACAACACGGGCGTTAATGGCAGCCATGCAGGCGGCATGGATTATGTCCCCTATAACAACTACGTTGCAAATCTGCATCGCGGTGAGATGGTGCTGACAGCCGATGAAGCGGACAACTACAGACGCGGTAAGGGCAGCAGCAACGGTTTTAACCTGACGCAAAATATTTACGCGGCAAAGCAGACGCCGGTTGAACTGGCAGCAAGTACAGCAGCGTATTTTCAGCGGGCGAGGTGGGCGATATGAGTTTTTTAAGCAAGACTTTTAAATACGTCAACTCGCTGGGGCAGTCTATCGTGTTTGACTATGAGCACGGTTATCTTATCAGTAAGCCGGATGGCATTGATACAATTTCGGTCACTGCCAACACGGCGCAGGGCATCGGTCAAGTAGGCGCTACGGTGCAGTCTAAGGCCATCCAGACGCGGCCTATTACCATCAATGGCAGAGTTATAGGCAATGACGCGCAAGCGCTGAAAGACGCGCTTATGACAGTTGTACGGCCTGACTTGACCGGGGTGTTATATGCCGGAGACTGGCACATAGACGTTATTGTAACGGCATCGCCTACCATTGGCGCATCAAAACACGGTGCGCAGTTTCAGCTTGGCTTGCTTGCCCCCTACCCGTATTGGGAAAGCGGCGAACGAAAGGCAATGCAGCTGCGCGGCGTGCAAAAAGGTTTTAAATTCCCATGGAATATCAGCAAAACGTATTATTTCGGCAAAGTCATTGTGCTGAAATACATTGTTTTGCAGAATTTCGGGCAGTTTGATGTTCCGTTTATTCTGGAAATCAATTGCGTTGGCGAGACGGCAACAAACGTAGGCATTGAAAACATGCTGACAGGTGAAGTGCTGCGGCTGGAAAAAACGCTTGTGGAAGATGAGCGTGTCGTTATCAAGACATCGCACGGGAAAACAACGGTCACAAGCTCTAAGGACGGTGACTGCCGGGGTGCACTTACGCTTGAAAGTACACTGTACAGAATCCATACGGGCGATAATGCGTGGAAACCTACTGCGGACAGTGGGCTTGAAAACGTTGAGATGAGTGTTTCGTTTGCGGAAGAAAGTGCGGGTGTAACGGTAATATGAGATTAGAGCTGTTCTCCCATGACCTTAGCAACCGACACGAAATCACACACGCGATCAGCAGCGAATTCAGCGACTACTATAACGATGTTGGGAAATTTACGGTAGTTTTGCCGATGGATGAGTACAACATCGGGATAGTGGAGCTGGATGCTGTTTTGTACATTGTAGAGCGAAAACTTGCGTATACTGTGGAAGAAATACAGTTTGATTGCGACAACAGCGAAATCACGTTGAACGGTTACAGCTTGAACAACAAACTGAACCGGCGTGTTATTGCGGCAACTGCCAGCATTGCCAACGTGGAAACGGATGTGTACAGCGTTATTACTGCCAACCTGCGCGGGCTGCCTGTACTGCTGGCAGAGAAAAAAGGCTTGACAGAAACCGTGAAAGCAACAGAGGTGTACGGGGATGAACTGTTAAACTGCATACAGCCGATTTTGACAGATGCCGAGATTGGGAACCGGATGGTTTTGGACTACAGAGCCAAAACGGAAACGTTTGAATTGTATAAGGGCGTTGACCGTACAGAGGGATTAAACGCGGTCCTGTTTGTGCAGGAACGCGGAACTGCGCCCGGGCTGGTAGTTGACAAGGATATTTCTGAATACAAAAATGTGTGCTACTGTGAAGCGCAGTACAAAGACGGTACAAAGTTTGTGGTGCAGGCTGGCACGGCCAGCGATGCGGAACGGCGCGAACTATGGACGAGGTTCAGCGGAGACGCACAGCAGGATGGAGAGACAAACGCCGCGTTTCAGACGCGCGTTAAGCAGTATGCAGCGTTGCAGCTAGGCAGCCATTTGAACCGAAACGGATTTGACATTGACGCGGACGGCGATGAACTAGGCACGGCATATAATGTCGGAGATTTGGTTTGGTGCGTTTCTTTGCGGCTGGGTGTAAAGTACAAGGCAAGAATAACGGCGGCAAAGTATTCACAGGATGCAAATGGGTCGAGCGTCAAGCTGGTTATTGGCGACCCGATTTTAACAGTGTTGAGGTGAGACAGTGGCAGAAATTAAAAATTTCCCGAATAATGTTGACGAATACATCGGGGCACAAAATGTCATGAAGTGGCTGCACGGGCGTACAAGCGGCGTTTTTGGCGCGGATGGCAATTTAAGTGTTACTGCAAACGGCAATATGACGGTAAGAGTATCGGATGGTGTTGGTTGGCTTGCGAACGACAAAGCAGACGGTACGGTTTTTTGGAATGATACCAAAGAACAGACCGGCAGCGAGTTACAGCTGACAATCCCGCTGGCGAATGCTGTATCGCCGCGCATTGACCGTGTTGTTGTGAGTTGGGACACAGTAGACTATGCAGCAAAACCGCGCATTGAAGTGCTGAAAGGTACGGCGGCTTCTACACCTGTTGCACCGGCGCTGACAAACAATAGTCTGTTGCGGCAGATTTCGCTTGCACAGATTGCAATTCCTGCGGCAGCAAGCAAAATCACGTCGGCCAATATTACCGATGAACGACTTGACAGCACAGTATGCGGGCTTGTAACTGACTGGGTAAGCGTTGATACCAAGGTAATGCAAGAACAATTTGCTGCTTTTCTTACCCAAATTAAAACTGAGCTAGATCATCTGCATGCTGGAACGGCTACGATGATGCGAGCGACCTATGACCCGCAGGGACGGCAGACCGATATTTTTAAGGCGATCGACAAGGTCTCCAACATCTACTACGCCAGGCTTACGCTGAACGGGTGGACGGCTTGCAGCAGCGCCGACCAGGCCAAAGGCCTGCTGTACCAGCAGACGGCTACGCTGACCTGCGCGAACAGCCATGCGCCGGTGGTGACGGCTGCCAGCGAGTTTTTGTCCGGCATCGGCTACGACAAGACCGGGGTGCCCGCTACCGATGATGTGCTGAATGAAGTGCAGGACATCATCAACGACGGCGTGACGGTCACGGCGTACAATTCGGTGCTGGTTAAGGTAAAAGAAAAGCCCACCGCCGAAATCCGGGCGCGGTGGGTCATTCAAAGTTGATTGAGGTTTAGCATGAAACATTGTAAGAAATCTGCGGCATGTGCTGCGCGGGGGTACTGCTGATGGGTGTAGCACCGAGAATGGCTGGAGGCGGGACATCTAAAAAAAGCACTGAAATGACAAATATTATTCCGGCAATGAGCTCTAATTCACAAAACGGTTCTAAAGTTAGCATGAAGTCTTTAAGCGGAAATGATGCTAGCGCTGGAGCAGCCTGGTATATGTTTAACCACAATTATCGCGTTTATAACTGGACTGAAAACGGGTACAACGAAAACATATGCCATTTTGGTTCTGGAAAAGATGGGCAGATTGACATCGAATTGCCAGAACCGACGGCTGTACATGCTGTTTTTGTTATTGGCCCTAATTATAGCAGTTACGGTGTGAACGGGCCAACAAGTGCTGAACTTTATTTCTCGAATGATGGCACAAATTTCACCAAAGTTGATGATGCAGTGAATATCCGAAAAAATAGTTACGCACAGTTGCCGATGCTTGGCGATCAAATCAATATATGTCTAAATCCTAGTAAACATAAATATTATCGCATTGTCGTCCACAGAGCTGACGAGTATGTTGGCGTAAATGCAGTTATACTATTCTAATTTGTATACCAAAAATTCAATAGAAAGGAGCTTAAAGATAAAAAATGAAAATCTACGATGAAACCACAAAGGCCGAGCTGACTGCTCCCGACCTTACCAAAGGGCATCTGTATGCCGGGCGGATGGTGACAGGGCATGTTGAAGATACCTACGAGGTCATGCCTGGCACGGTTACGGGAGACTGCCCGGAGGGGCTTCGACGGTTCATTCCCGGCCGGGACATCTACGAGGATTGCCAGTTTTATCATGCTTATACCGCTGAAGAGCTGGCTGAAATGACAAAACCCACGCTGCAGGAACAGGTGGACGCCAACGCGGCGGCCATTTTGGAGCTGGCCCAGATGCTGGCCGGAGGTGAATGATATGGTACAGTTTTATATCTGCTGCATCAAGCGCGGGCTGATTACGCTGGACAAAGTGCCGGAGAAATGGCGTGAGGCCGTAAGGGCAGAGATGGAGGGAGCATGACGCATGAAGTAGTGCTGCAGGGGTACAACGTAAAGCCTGGCTCCCTGCAGCTTGGAACCTTTGACAGCTATGGCATTGAAAAAATCCACGTGACGGCAGATGATGAATGGGCGGGGCTGGAAATTCTGGCCGTATTCCACGCGCCGGGCGGGACTTCTACAAAGGTTGTTGTTGGGGCAGATGGTATGCTTGCCGTGCCGCCGGAAGCTACGGCGAAGCAGGCAGGCGGCGGCAGAATTGTTTTTGCCGGGCTTTCGGAAAACGTGCAGCGCATTACTGTGGACATGCGATACAGTACCAAGCCGCACTCTGACATCGAGGGAGACAACCCCGGCACGCCGACGCCGGATGTTGTGCAGCAGATTCTTGCCAACTCGAACAATGCCGTCAGTATCGCTACGGCGGCGCAGAACGCCGCTGAGAACGCCCGCCAAGCCGCTGAGGATGCGGCCAAAAAGGCGGGCGAGGGAGCGGGCGGCGC